TCTGCCTGCGTGATGCAATAATATTCTGGCATTTTTGGATTGCGTACTCTAGCATTCATTCCTGGAGGTGTTATGTCATGTGATATACTGGCTTCGCTGATACTTCTAAACACACCCAAGGGAGTTCGAACTGGTTTCCACGTGGGCTGACTGTGTGTTGTGGCCACTGTTCTTGGCTGCTTGACTTTTGGTATATTCTCAGCTGTTCTTGGATATTCATCCTGATGATATTCTACGTCTCTGCGTCTAGCTCTGGGCATTAACACAGTAAAATCTATGTCACCAAATTGCAGTAAGCCTTGCTCAGTGATCAAATCCACATAGGTTAGTTCTGTAGAGTTTATTTTTGATAATTCTTGTTCAGCCATGGTCTTACGATAGCGATGTGGTCTACTACCATGATTAAACCAAGTTGCACTGGCGCCTAACCTTAATTGTTCTTGGCACCAGGCCTGGCTTTGATCCTTATTAACTTGTCGCCATGTAACGGCTTGTATCCACATACCAGATATTGGATCCTTGTAGATAAGTGCCGCACTACCAATACTAGACATAGGCATAGGCCTTGCCCATGCACTGGCACTGGTGATACTATCAGGCTCATCTCCATTTAGTGTGCTATAATCCGAATTTACAGGACGAATCCATCTTAGATGTCTACTCAATACCAGATCTGGATCGGCAGGAATATTGATGATTGTGCCCTGCCAGTTTCTTTTATATCGCATCGTGTATGTATTACTACGATTCAATTAATGGCTAGTGACCAAGTAACCTATCACACCAATAACAGCCACTATAATACTGCCAATGGTAGTGACTAGTGTAGTTGATCTACTGGAATTTTGACGCTCCAACAGAACTTTGATTTCAGAGAATCCCTGCTGAGTCTGTGTTTTAAGATCTGCAACCTGATCCTCGATTTTAGAGATGCGGTGTTCAATGTCATCAAACTTTTCCTCTATGCGTTTATATCTTATGGCACATAGCTCAGTGTGAGTGGCCAAATCTTGTTGCTCTTGACTCATTTTGATTGCTTTCTTCTTCACGGGTTGTTTAGACTTAATCACCAAGGCCAGTTGTGGCTTGCCTTGATGTTCCGAATTATCCGACTCTACCATATTATTTCTTTGGTGGCTTCTTGCCACGATTCTTTTCTGTTCTACTGCCTCTTGTTGGTAATTTTCTCATTTAATCTTCCTTATGCAATGTGTTGGCAGAACGCTCCACCGCCTACGATATAAGCATTAATCATCACTCCAGCGCCAGTGGCTAGGTTGTGACTAATATTTACTACACCGCCTGTGGTAGTCACTGACTGATTTGATCCACTAGTGTTTGATACAAATATTTGATAATGACCACCGGTTGTAGAATCTGCAATCAAATTAGTCAATGCCACTGTAAATCCACCAGTGCCTGAATTAATGGTTGCTGATATTGCATTACTGACAGTGCTGGCTGGAGTATAAGTTGATCCTCCGGCAAAGTTACCTGCCGCAGTAACAGCGTATCTAACTGGGCCGCGTGTGGTCAATTGTGGTATGACATCAACGTTACCCGCTGTGGTCATGGCTAAGAAACCCTTCCAACCCTGTATAGTCAACCCAGTATTATCACCAGGTGCTTGATTCAGTGTCCAAGAAGAGCCACTGCCACTGATAATATAAGTTCCTGCTGGTATCAAACTAGTGGAGTTTTGAATAATTGTTCCCACTGCCACTGAGCCCAGTGCCACAGTGCCTATGGTCAGCGTACTCCCACTAATTGAACAACCAGTTGCTGTAAATTGACTAGTCTTACCGCGACTCAAACTCATTGTGTCATTGCGTAAACTCAAGTTCTGTGGCGATGTATCAATGGTAGTAACACGACTTGATGTGCTAAGGTTAACACCCGAAGGCTGTAATTGTAGTGCCCAGCCTGTGCCACATCTAACGTTGGTGTTAGTGCCAGCGGTATTCTGCCAAGTTTCTGTGGCGTAACTGGTAAAACCCAAGGGTGCTAATGCCAATGCATCTGTGACATATCTATCTGTTAAATAACCACCTGCGATAATTTCACCTAGGTAATCACCAATTTGTGTAGTTGATGGACCTTGTAATGCTGCCGGAACGCCTGAAGCATCTGTTCTTGCGTTTTCAAATACAATACCGCCTCTGGGTCCAGCGGCCGTAGTAGGCGTTGATCGTATAACTAAACCAGTTCTTGCGGCCGCGTAGCCGCCGCTGACAGCATTACTAATTGCCATGCCACGATAAGTTGTTGTTGACAAGAAACTAAAGACAGTAGGTGTTGCCAGCGTAATACCAGCGGTGCCTGCTCTTAATGGTCCCTGCAATAAACCTGTATTGGCCACGACAACACCTGTGCCGTTTGGTGCCAAAGTTAAGTTGCCGTTAGCACCTGTGCTGATCTGTAATGCACCTGTATCCGTAATATCGCCGGTTACTGTAATGTCATTAAATTGCACATTACTAGCTGTGCCCACTGCTTGTCCAATGCTGATTTCACCGGTTGATGTGCTATAAGTTACACCAGTTCCGCCACTTAATGCGGCTCTACTACGAGCGTCTGTGTAATATAAGTTAGTGCCTTCTGTTAAGTTTGTAGTAGCTTTTGTGGCTAATCTTGTGTCAAAATCTGTGTTGGCTCTGGCAGTTGTATAGTATAATCTTGATCCTTCAGTGATATTACTAGTTGTAGGATATGTTGTCAACGATATACTATTGGCTGTCACTGATCCTGTGACTGTGGCGTCTTCGCCTACTTCTAGTCCATGACGGACTCTAAAATTCTTATTTGGCATAGTTCACTACTCCCTATGTTTATACACTTATTAGTGTATAGTCTGCAACGTATCTAGTTGATGTTGCTGATGTGCTGGTAAATTGGATGGCGCCTGGAAGGGCTGTAAATGTGGCCAAACTTGTGCCTACGATTATTTCATTACCTATTGTGATATAAGCATCAGTGCCATTGTGGATATACATAATATCTACTAGGTTGTAATTACTACCACTGACAATCTGCACAGTGACTTTAGCACTACGATATAATGTTTCATCGAAACTTATTAAGTTGTTGTTTAATGTGCTCACAGTAGTCACAGTGATAGCATCTTTGATAGCCAGTGTAGTGGTGCCAGACTTTAACCCCAGTCTAGCCGCCGAGACTAAACCTGCATTGACATCACCTAATTGAGTTACACCTGCACTGTCCAATAACTGTATTTCATTGGTAACACTACCACTAGTATATTGACGAGCATAAATTGGTTCAGTGCCATCATCACCGGTGGCAATTTCTGCGTAGCCTGCATTTGTTGCAGTTGAGCCACCACCAAATTGCCAATAATCATTGGTGCCCGCAATACCCTTAGTTCCATATACAGTGGTTGTGCCATTGTTGGCAAATGTAATATTAGTGCTGGGTGCTACTTGGCTGGTAACCGTTAATGTGTCTGCATTACTGCTACCAATCGTGACATTATTATTAAAAGTTGTTGTGGCATTCACAGCCAATGCATCACCGCTGGTATCACCTAATGTAGCATCTCCAGTAATGTTCAATCCACCAAATGTTGGACCACTAGTTGTATCTAATGCTTGATTTGGCAAAGAAATATATATGGCGCCATCTGTGGTTGACTGCCAACGACCTGCATTTTGATTCCAACGAATTTTAACGTCTGCAAGACTAGCACCGCGTTTAACATTCAAGTTAACCATTTCATTGGCGCCAATAGTAGCATCATCGTTGTTGAATTGGAATTCGTAGCCATTAGTGCCAATATAACCATCAGTGACCATGTTGTTACTGATGATCCATGTGTTGGCTGATTCATTCCATTGCAGACTGGCATCAACTGCGCCACGCTCCACTGCGATAACAGCGTTTTGTCCTGTGGTCTGTCCAGCATTTAATTTTATAGTGTCACCGTACACAGTGAGGTCATTGCCCACTTGCAATTCACCAGTAGCGCCAAACAATCTCAATCCCTGTCCAGCACCTGTGGCAAATGATGTGCCAGCACCTGCTGGACTTAGTAATATTCCATTGGCCGTGGTTGTTTCAATACGGCCAGCACTTCTAAAACCAGTGTTGACCGCAAAGTGGCCGTAGCCCGATTCATTGACATAGGTCAAAGTTTTGTCTGTTGTGCCTTTGACAATAATGCCACCACCATCTGCTGTGGCATCTGTAGGGCTGGCTGTGCTGTTCAATTCAATGTTTTTATCATCTATGGTAACAATAGTGCTGTTAACTGTAGTAGTTGTTCCATTAACAGTTAAATTGCCTGCAATAGCAACGTTTTGTCCAGTTAACGTGATAGCAGTTGCATCTGTGCTGGATTTAATTTGATCTCCAGCGACTGTTAATATGCCAGCTACGGCAACATCTGTGCCATTTAATGTAAGTGCTGTGTTTGTAGAACTAGATTTGATTTGATTGCCATTCACAGTTAATATGCCTGCAACCTGCACAGCATTACCATTTAATGTAACAGCAGTAGCACCTGTGCTGGATCTAATGTTGTTGCCGTTAAGTTGTAAGTTGCCTGCCAGTGTGGTCAAACTACCATTGGCACCCATGTTGATGTTATTGGCAAAACCAAACGCATTGACTGTGCTTGCCACAGTGTTGAACACGTTTTGAGTTGTTTGACTGCCTACTACTGTGGGATTGCGTAAGGTTAATGTGCCAGTGGTTGCGCCAACAGTAATGCCAGTGGCTGACAACATTATTTCTGGTGTTGCGCTGTTAGTTAAAATAACGCCGTTATTAACAGTTAAGTCACTGGCTGCATAAACAGTGGAATCAAATCTTGCGGCACCAGTTGCACGAACAGTTCCTAGGACATCCAGACTGAATTCAGGTGTAATATCATTGACGCCTACACGCCCTGTAAGTTTGTCCACATATAATACACCATTATTGATGTTTGTTCTATCCACGCTGGCCAAATAGATTTGACTGTTATTGGTAAAATTATCATCACTGGTTAAAATAGTAACATCGTGCTTGCCTGAGGTATCGTTATACAATGCCGCAACCTGTGCAAAAGTAGTGGCGCTGGCTGCGTTGGCTGTTTCAGCGGCAAATGTCAGTGCTGGGCCACCATTATCTCCTATGGCTGTAGTGCTAATATCTGTGATTTTCTTGCTGACAACTAATGCTGTTCTAGACTGTGTTGCAGTATCCGCTGAAGTTGCTTCTATGGTATGTTTGATAGCCCTTACAGAATCATTAACGCTGAATTCTCGAGAGTTGCGCCAAATTGTGCCATCATAGACTAATGTTTGGCCGTCGGCAAGGTTTACACCACCTATACCGGCAATCTGCACATCTTGCAGTTCATCCAGTGTAGTAGCACCTGCGGCCACACCCCCGGTGGTTGATCCATCACCTACCCATAATGGACTGACATCGGCAACATCATAATCAGTTACATAGATTATTTCCCCTTCTTCGGGAATCATGTTCAATCTATCTGCGTTTAATCCGCGTCTTAATCTTAAAGCCATATTCTAAAATCCTTATTCTGGTTGATCCTGCCATACAAACTCTTCTAAGTCTGTGCCGTTGTCCACGCCATTTTCTGTGACGTCCAATAAACCTAAATCAAGTATGTTGCTTGCCTTAAGTTTATTTATTGAACCAAAGTCCAGTGTCTGTGCCGTCTTCAAGAGCCAGAAACCATTATTTGGTATTTGTAGTTTGCCAAAGTCTACACGTAGTATACCTTGTTTAATCTGTAGCGCACCGCTGTTACTTGGGTCCCAGTATACATGTGGAACTTCTAGGTCAACTTCGTTTAAGTCGCTCCATGGACCAAACACTCCGGTACTACTATTGCCCATGCGACATTTAATAAAATATTTCTTGTCAAGGCCGTTGGCTGGCAGTGCAAAAATACTGGCCACACGCACTTCTCCTAACAAGAAGAATGTAGTAGTATTACTGTCAGGACGAATATAAGTTAAGAAATTATAACTTTCATCGCTGGGATAACTGTGTTTAGTGATTAGACTTAAACTGGTTGTTGCGGGGTTGGGTGCTGATCCCAAGGTCTGTGCAAAATTAGTAGTGTAAGTGCCTGCACCGCCAGTGCCTCCTGAGGACTTCTTAATCATCAATCCTGGATAAGCCCAGTTACTGCGAACGGCTGTTGATGTTACCGGTGCAGTATAAGTTGCGTTCAAACGATAACGTCCTAGTCCACCCATGGTTTCTAGCCCCACTAGTGGAGTTATCTGTTGCTCTATATACGTTCCCTGTGTAATACCTGAGCCACTGATATACAATGGACTTTGATAACTGACAAACGGAGCTACGGGAGGATATAATCTACCCCACTTCAGTGCAGTAACAGTCAGTGTGTTGCCAATGATTGCGCCTTGGAAATAACCGCCATTATTTTCTTCTTCTACGATGGTATTATACACACGAACAGCATCAATTGTGGTGCCAATATCTCCGTTATACACGTTGGTAACAGTCAGCGTATTATTTGCGTTGCGTCCTGCCAGTTTAGCGTCTCTGTAAGTTGCATAAATCTTTGTGCCGTAGGCAACTGGAGGACTTACCACATCACTGAGTGTGTAACTACCAGCACCGCCATTGCCTGGAGCACTTAGTTCACCATCACCTGGGCCTGTGATGTAGATACCTGCGTTACCAGTGCCTTGATAGTCTAGGTTATAAACGTTATTGAATTTGTCTGTATAGTATCCACGCAGTCTATGTCCTGTGCGAACTTTAGCCAAACTACTGATACTTGTGACAGCCAATTGATTATCTTTGGTAGCACCTGTAAAGTCTATGTCTGCTCCATAGCCTGCAAAGTCATCGCCTTCTGCGTAACGAACTTCAATTAAATCATAGGGGCCACCTGTGGTAGGCACAGTAACGCGAACGCCAAAGTTTGGAGTGCCTGTGTTGTTATTGATATTACGAATATCCACTGCGGGTGCTGGGAAGTTTTGATCGCCACTGTTAGGAGGAATACCCACGTTGGTTTTAGTATAGAACTCAGTGATGTTTTCATCCGCATAGACATCAGCATTATATTCAATGGCTGATATTTCTACTTTGAGAGTGTTGCCATCTTCTATTTCTTTGGTGCTCAATACACGGAAGTATTTTCCATTGGGGAATTCATTGCCATACCAACCATATGGTTGTGGTTGATAGATACCTACTACATCTCCGGCTTGTATTTGTAGGCCATAATAAGTTGTAGTAAAAGTCACTACCAAATCATCACGACTTTGTTTTAATTCTAAGTTGGCCAGGCGCTCTGCTTGAACATTACTGTTGGTTAAATCCAAAGTCAATCTCAGTGCGTTGTATGGCTCGTTCTCATTGATTAGATCTGGTCTAAAGTCTACCAAATTAACCAGTTTATAACCTCGTTGATCCTTGTTGTTTCTATCATAGAAACCGATGTCAGCGGCATTGTATAAGTTGTCTAATTTCGTGCTGGTCAATGTCATGCCGCCAATTAATTGGTCGTCAGTGAGTATCACAGCTGGTTGGGGATCTGTGGGAGTGCCAGTACGTCCTAGTCCCGTCCAAGTTGTGCCTGGTAAACTAGTCTTAGGAATTACACGCCACTTACCACTTTCAATGCTATAACTTAACCATGCACCACTATTCAATAAGATAGTGTCAATGTTATCTCTACAGTTTCTACTAGTGTCAATCAATCCGTTGATAGTATAACGCTTTTGACCTACGTCCAATGACTTGCCAGTGCCCAAGCCAGTGCCTGTTGTAGCCGCTACGAATCTAGTGTTCACTGAGTAAGTTATGCCCGTGGTTCCTGCGATGGTGTTCCACTGCTGTTGTGTTGTTGTGCCTAGGCTGGCAACTTTATAATGATTACCTGCAACCAAATCGCCCATGTCAACTTCATCAGGTTCTAAGGGATCATAGGCCACGTATTCATTGCAATGAGCGTAGAATGCGTCTAGAGCAGTCATGTCAATGTCGCTGCCAGGTATACCGCATCCGTATCTTTCCGTAGAAAGATAATCATAGAGCACTGATGCAGGATTATCTGTTTGATTTTTAACTTTGAATGTCAGTGTGGGCAAACTAGTAAAGCCTTTACTGCTGTCATAGTTGATGCTTAATACTGCATAGATTAAATTGGTGTAATTATAAGTGCCATCATTCCAGTGTAAGGGATCGCCACTTTTAACAAATCTATTAACTGCATCTTTGGCCGTTTGGTTTTTACCCAATATACAATTCGCTGATTGACTGCCTGCGGCATAGACACTAAGATAAGCTTTACCATCAAAGTTGTTGTCTACATAATCTTCTACGGCAGTATCTGGATCATTAACGTTCTTACGACCTGACATAACTTTACTGGCGTCTGTTGTGTCAAAGGTCAAGCGCAGGTCATTCCAATACACATCTTCTACGGTGTAACGACCATAGTAATTGCTTTGACTTTGTTCTGTTTCTGCAATAACCATGACATAAGTCATTGTTTGATTATTGTTGTCCAAATACGCATCAGTGATCATACCATTACAATATGCACTGCCGTACAACACTGGAATCTTATTACCGGTATCTGGCTGTAGTTGTTGTCTAGTTCCTTGTTCGTCTTGCTTAGTGCTACCTGTATTACCTGGACTACCATTGATTAGTCTGCTGACCAACATAGAGGCACCTAAGGCGAACAATGCACCCACTACTAGTGCGGCACCTCCGGTTAACCCCAGTGCTCCGGCTACCCATGCTCCTGCGCTAACTGCCATATTATAGTCTCCTCAATGCTTTACCTACAATGACATCTTCGTCCTTGTATCCCATTCTATACAATATATTTCTAAAATCACGGCTGTATTTGACATGCCATACTACTTTACTAACACCTTGTTGTTGCAACATCTCCTCACTGGCCTTGATTAACTTTATGCCTGTGATACCTTGACGGCAACGTGGATGTAAGAACAATACATCATTATGGGCCATAATGTTGTCTTCGTAATGGATATGTGGTTGTTTGAAGAACACACTATACCCTACTAATTTATCATCTTCGTAGGCACCCAGAACTGACATCTTGTCCAGGGCCATGAGTTCGCGATACCTTGCCCAATCAGGCTTTAATACCATTATGTCTTTGTCCAGAGTTAACTCTTGATAGTGTAATTCTAACAAGGGCTTAATCTGTTCAATAAAGAGATCAATTGTTGTTTGATCTATAACTGCAAATCCTATTTTCATCTTTATACCTTTTTACCAAAATCAAATTGTGCGTTCTTCAGTGATTCAATACGCGACATTGACAAATCTGTTAATATTGAGTCACCCATGGTGTCATATTTGTATTGCCAACTACTGCTGTTCGTTCTGCGTCCTGAGATTTGATGATCCAAAATACCTATAATGCTACTGGCTGTCAAGGTCAATGTGTGTACCACACTGCCTAGGGCACCACTTAGTTGAACGTCTTCGCCGACTGCAAAGTTAGTAATATAACCTACGAATCGCTGATGTATACCATTGCTGACAACTAGGCCTGTATTCTTATCAAAGAACACACGATATATTTTTAATGAGCCGCCTTTGATTGCGTGATTCAATACCACTTCTACATAATCTGTGGGGATGGCACTCAATGATATACTAATTTCATTGGCTGTGTTCTGCAAGTTGCCTTGTAGTTCACTGACATCCAAGAAACCTGCATATGGAATATATTCTATGTTAGTGTTAGGGTTTTGTGGATTGGTTCTGTATATCTTTGTAGCACAGTTGCTGACATTATAAGTCACAGGACTACCATCCACACTCACAGTGATGTCCATGATCACACCATACTCTACGTGATCATTGTTTAATGCTGGAATTGATACTGCCATTATGCACTTACTCCTAGGACAACTTCCACTGCTTCGAACTCACTGGTAAATTCTACAAAGTCCTTGGCCATGTATTTTACCTGCGGTAGTTTAGTGACTTTAACACGCCACGTGCAACCAGTGCCTGACACTAAAGTCTTATCTGGAAATATGTAGCCAGTTTCTGGCAGTATTGTTCTGTTTAATATCACTGATACTTTTGTTGCTGAATTCACTGCGCCACTAGGCATTAATACATCACTGCTAACAACATATGGATAACGATGTCCTAGGGGTTGAATTATATCCCCGGCCTTTAGTATTGTTGTGCCAGCTGTATGGCCAATATTGGCTGTGCCTAACCTTAGCACTAATATACTGCTGTTAAGATTAGTAGTATTATCTATGATAAATCCTGTGCTACCTGTAACACCTTGACCTTGCTTCTGCACCATCCATGCCATGTTGGCATTGTTGGCTAGACTGATCGTGTGTTCAGTAATTCTGTCATAACTGATAATTGTTTCTATGATAGTTCTGCTGTCTGCAAAACGCCATATGGGTTTGGCTACTATGGTAAACTGCCAAGGCTTGACCCAATTTCTTGCGCTGGTAATTAATCTACCACTGCGACTCATTGTTGTTGCGGCCAGTGCGCCTCTAGCGAATTCTATGGTCTGTGCCGAATCTATAATTGATTGTAAACTCATATTATCTCATTGCTCCTTGTGGTAAACTACGGCGTCCTTTTTCACTGACAGCGTATAAGAAACTAGGGTCTCTAGCCAATAACTGTTGGAAACTTGCAGAATCTACTGCATTGATATTGTAAGTGACCATGGTAGTCTGTGCTTGACCCAATTGGTTGTTAGGGATGATAGTTCCTGCTGTTCTTGGGATAAACAATTCTGGACCACGTTCACCCACCATGCTGGGCACACCCACTGGAGGACTACCACCATCTGCGAATCCAAATATCTTACCAATGCTACCTAATATACCACCACCACCACCGGCCATGTCGAATAATCCAACCAATAAACGTTTGGCCTGTATTCTGGCAAAGTCTGCGATGATGCTGTTAGCCAAATCTTTGAATGATAGTTTACCTGTTTGAACGAAAGTAACAATAGCATCTTCAAAGCCCTTACTGAATGTATCAAAGTAAGTTTTGGCTTGGTCGCTGGCATTCTTACTATCTTCTACATACTTGTCGTAGGCACCTTTCCAACCAACGTTAAAGTTCTTTCTTAGATCATCTTCTTGTTTGGCCAATGCTACTTTGGCTTCACGCTCATCATAGACACCTTTGATAATTTGTTCTTGTTTGTCTAGATAACTTTGTGCATCTTGAATTTGTTTCTTAGTCAATTCACCGCTACGGCCCTGTTGAACCATCATGGCTTCATAATAGCCCGGTGTGGCTTTGAGTAATTCTACTTTACGCTTTTCAGCTTCGTAGGTAATAGCGATAATGTCTTTTTGCAGTTGCGTAGAGGCATTGATTTGATCAATCTTCTTTTGTTGTTCATCATACATTGCAGTGATGTTAAACACATAGTCACCGACTAATTTGAATGTATCACGTTCTACTTCACGTAGTCTAACAATCTCTTCAATGCGTTTCTTTTCAGCATCTTGTAGACTGGCGTTCTTTTTCATCTCATCGCCAATCTCTTTATACTTTTGAGGTTGTTGTGCGATCAAATCAGTGACACGCTGAGTTTCTGTATATTCTAGGCCCAATAATTGTAAATTCTGGCTGGCATAATTGGCTTTTTGCTGTGCAATTTCTGCGGCCTGTTGACGTTGCATGGCAACGAATTCTGTGGTAGACTTTTCATTGATAGCTTTGGCCACAGCGGCATATTCTTTTTCTTTCTGCTGACGACTTAGATTCTGCTTGCTGAATATTTCTTCTTTGGCTTTTTGCAAGTCTCCTTCAGCATTAATATCAATCTTTTCTAAGTCGCTGGCACTGCGTAATGCAATTTCTTTTCTGCTATCGGCAATGGCCTGTGCTGTACGCTTATTACTTTCTAATTCTGCAATTTGTCTAGCATCTAATTGTTGTTGACGATTAGCGTTGCCGCTACTAGCACCTGCAGGCTTAATTTTATCTCCGCTAATAACAGCGGCTTCTGCTGTTCCGGCCTTTTTAGCGGACTCTTCAATGGCTTTATTCTTTTCTAAGATTCCGTCTAGTTCACCTGTGACCGCGGCAATACCGGCCACGGATCCTACGATTTTAGCAATAAGGCCAACTGGTCCTTTACCTATAACATTACTCAATGCCGCAGTTACACCCAGGGCTTGATTAATTTTAATAATATTGGCTAGTAGACTAGCACCAAATGCCAAGGCTAATGTAGCACCTAGTATTGTAACTATTTTTGCACCTGCTTCCACAGTTAGATTATGCTCGCCCATTAACTTTAATATAGGTTCCATGGCCTGTAATGCGCCTAATTGAAGATTTCTATATTTGGCTTCTAATTCTTGTTGCTGTGCGGCCGCTTTTTTAATGGATTCGGTTAATTCATCAAACTTACCGCTGTCAAGTGCTTCCCAGAATGCTTTTGGATCTACGCCTCTAAACGCACGGCTTAATAATGTAGTTGCAATGGCGCTACGCTCTGCGCCTGCAGGCATTTCACTAAGACCTTTTAATGTCTTATTAAGTATTTCTGTTTCATCTAGACTCTTAAGGTCGCTTAAACTAACACCCACTGCCTTGAAGGCATCTCTGGCCTGTAAACTACCTTGATTGGCACTGTCTATGGCCGCATAAAGACCATTGATGATCTTTTCCATATTCTTGGCTTTACCGCCACTTTCATCTAGTGCTCCTTGGAACGCTACCAGACTAGATATACTGATATTAGTAGCATCACTGAAGTCGCTGATTCTATCTGCAGCCTGCAATGCTCCTGCAATAAAACTAGCAAAGCTAACACCCAGTATTGTAGTAGCCAGTGTATTGATTTTGGCATTCAAGCCTTCAATCTTATCTTTGGCCTTGTCAATACTTTCTACACCTTTGGTAGCAAATTCTAAGATAAACTTTTCATTAGTTGCCATTATTGGTTTCCTGTCTTATTAATATATTTGATGACTTCCTTGACTGTAGGTTCCGTCATTCCCTGAGGACTTTGTTTACTATATCCTTCATCCAATCGCTGTGCGTATGGATAGTCTGCGACAATCTCAGTGTTGCGGATATTGGTATGTCCACGGGCATTACCTGTTCTTACGGGTGTATAGCCCTTGAAGTACGGATAAGCAATCTGTGTCAATGCCTGTGGCGTCAACTTAGATTTAAGTTGTTTTAATCTTTGATTAATTTCATTGGCCATCACTTCTTCCCTTCAAATATTGCTAACAATTCATCTTCTGTGAGTTCGGGCGGTGCAGTGACTACACCATTCGCACGATTCTCCTGCTCTTGCTGCCAAGCCAGTTCAATGTCATATATCATAAGATCATAGGTGGTTGCATGGTCTCTAACATAACTGGGTAATTGTCCGTAATGTTTAGCCATGCTACCTATAGTTATGTATTTGGCTGTAGCCCAGTCGTTGGGGTTGAGGACTTGGCCTTTGACTTTCCCAAGCGTTCATTAATCGCTGTTAGTGCGGCTATGGCTAGGTCTATGGGCAATACATGATCATCGGCAATCACACGATTACCATCATGATCTAGAATCAACGATCTCATTAATTCGTTTAATTTTGTTCCGTCACTGTCTGCTTGACTCTTGAAGAAGTCAAAATAAGTGTTAATATCCACGCTGTCTAGGATCCAAAAGGATACTACACCATCATAAGATTCCACGATCTCTGGTGTGGTTATTTCTATTTTAATTAATTCGGGTTTTTTGGCAAATTGACCAATGTTCATCTTATTCTCCAATCCTATCTTTCATGTGATGTACCACGCTTAGTAGAAAGCGTAAGCGAGCGTCTGCTTGCTCTAAGTCTTTTCTAGCGCACTTTACTTCTGCAATGGCCTTAGCGGCTTCTGCTTCCATACTACGCAATAACTCAGCATCACTTAATGTATCAAAAATCATATCTACACCTCCTCAGTGTTATGTGTATTTAGTGATAAGAAAAGGCTCCGGAGAGCCCTTTCTAGTTTTATCTAATCGCTTAGATTAGGTTGCTACTGCGGCTGTAGCCAATGTGTAGTCACCGTTAACTTCAATGGTTAGTGGAGATACGAATACTGGACTATCTGCAGAGACTTTTGGAGCCAATGCTGATATAAAACCAGTGCCCATAAACAACTTGCTGCCGTCTGTGACACCTGCAGGAGCGATTAAGAAAGCAACTTGTGTTCTATCGTTAGATAGTTTGAAGATGCCGTCTAGGCTCGCGCCAGTTCCGCCGGTAAGACCGAAGAACGCTGTAGGGTCTAGAACGAAGTTGCCGCTCAAACTGTTGGAAGCGTTAGTTGTGATAACGTTCTCACCTGATTGGTCAAGTTGTTTCCAACGAAAGGCTCCGTTGCTGTTGTTGATGGTCACGTCTTGTAGACCTGGAACGACGATTCCGCCGTTGGCCACTGTAGAGATTGCACCTGTGCTGTTGCTGGCTGCTGTGATAAAGTCAGTTTCTGCAGGTGTTGAACCTGCCATTGCTGAAGCTTTAATCAATACCAACTTAACACGATTAACCGCTGTGGTTGCATTAATATATGCCATGTTATGTTTCCTTATGCTATGTTATAAAACCTATACTCAAACTCATATAGCAATATATCATTGTCTATAGTAGTGGTATAGTCAAACTCTTTTCTAAAAGAATCTGTTATAGTGTTAACTAATTTTGCAGTGGCCATAGTAGCCAATGCGGAGTCTAAATCTGCGTTGCGATTCTTTGCGTCCATTGCTAGATATCCCTGCACTGTAGTGATTGTTTGACAGATGTCATCTTCACTTAACAGGGGCACTAGAGTTGACTGTTCCTTTGTGGGCTCACTGAGATACACTCGCTTCATATTTTTTAGATATAAAGCATTACCGCCTTGATCAAAGGGCAACTCTTGGCTGGTCTTTATGGAACCAGTTAGGTTGGCTGTCAAGTAGGTTAATAATAGTGTTCTCATTATCTAATCCTTATAAGGTTGACTGTACTTGGTCTGCGTTCATTGGTAGTAATAGTGCCGTTGCCGGAAAAATCATACCAATCACCGCTCTCAATGACTTCTTTGAACAACTTATCGTAGCCATCTTTATAGTGAGCAATCTTAACGACTTCTGCGCTGTTTTCGTTGCCGAAATCTGCTACTCGTGGTAGGAGATATTCATACATAGCGAAATAAACGTTTAAGTCCTTAAACTCTTGTTCACGTGCTTTGATATAATCTGGATTTACTGCTGGCAGTAATCTTAGATCATTGTTCAAGGAACTGTCCAGGGCAAACGCACCTTCACGATACCATTGCGTGTTTCTAATTTGTGTTAGAATTCGCTGACTAGCCTGCGCTAATAATGCGTTCACTGTGGTTGAATCCAAGCCTTCATTGGCTTCAAAGAATCGCTGGTCCCTAGCGGTGACATCCGCATAGACTGCAAAA